ATTGCCTCGCCTACGCCACCACCAGCCATATCACACCTCGTCTAAATTAAGTAGTACTTTATTACGTTGTTACACGGTTGTAACCGTTACTGTCCCCACATTAGCTGTGGCAGATACCCCAAACAAATAAGAAATGTTGGGCACGACAATCTTTAAGTCTTCCCCAACTCTAAATACAGTACCATTTGGCAAATTGTACCCTGATGTTGGTAAATTTAATAGCCGAATTCCGTCTACTTGTAAAGCAGCATTTGAGTCTAACTGGGTAAAATAAAGCCTTAAAACACCAATTAACTGAGCTAACTGTTGTTCACTATATTCAGGTGTAGCCAGAGGTAAAGCTGGTGCCCGAAATCGTTGCATCCCCATTAGCGTTTTCCGTCTGGTCTGCCATCAAGCCTAGGACTACCCAACTGCCACTGCACCCCTAAATTGGTAGATTCAATCTCAACAGCCATCTGCCTAGCCCTAGCCCGCATAAATATCTGGTCGGTATATACGTCAACCGAAGTCTCAATTACTGCACCTGTCTCGGTATTAGAGTAGGCGTTGCCTGGAAAGTTCCTTGGCTTAATAAACATAGTGACTTCAGGATCATTGGCTGTAGACCCTTGGAAGTTAATGTCAGGGATTATCCGTTTGGTTAGGATGTACTGATCGCCATCTACTAGATCAAAGTCCGAAGACGCAATATAGGAGTTCATTGGCAGGATGTTGTCGTCTAAACCTTGTTCGTGGTTATATATAACGCTATCGCCCGTCATAGCAGTCTGGACTACGAGCTGGGATATATTAACTATATATGTTCCTGCACCGCCAAAGCCCGTACCCAAGGCAGTAATAGTTGTACCTATAGCTACGCCTGTACCAGAAATCACTGAGCCAACCTGCAAATAACCCACCATACTGCCTGTTACGGTCAAAGTAGTGCCTGAAATAGCGCCTGTAAAGTAAGTCGCAGTCAGGGCTTGAGGGTATTCCCTTAGCGAGGAGTCTGACCACGCAGTGCGATCTATCGTACCGTAGTACCAAATCTTCTCTAAGTGGTTGTATATTGCATAGGCATTGTTAACCTGACTATCTGCCGTAGGATAGAACCACCAAATCTCGTTCCAGCCTTCGTTAGTTCCGCACACAATCTGGTCGGCTTGAGCGTAGTTTAGGTTTTGGAATATGTGGTTACGGATAGTACAAGGAAGCGTCTCTACCCGACCACCATAGGCATAGAATTTGTCATGCCCAAACCAGTAAGCCGTATTATTTACCGTAGCAACCGAGCGGGGGCTAAGGATTGAGATATTGTCAGATAGTTCTTGTAAACCAAATACGTCTGTTGTGCCTAAGAATTGCAAAGAACTTAGAGTTCCTTCAGTAAATACAAGGATTTCCTGCCGTGTTGCAACCGCACAAACAATCGCAGAACCACGGGAAACTCGTAAGAATCCTGCAGAATTAGTAACTTGCGGTGTCCAGTTGTTAGGTTCATCTTGGCTTGCCCAGCGAATAAGAAGGGGGTCAAACGCACCACCTCCAAACGGAGTAGCACCAAAACAAAGTAAATGCTTATCGTTTTGGGAGACTAGAATCTGCATCGCCTGCGTAGGTACATCAGAGGGCGCAACACCGTCTATGGTTGTAGTAGCCAGTGGGGTAGCCCTAACAGTCACGCCGCCCGAATATTTCCAGTAATAGATAATGCCATTACGGATATTAGCCACAAGGTCATTATCAAAGTTCTGTAAGAACCAATCCCGCTGAGGATTTACTACGGGAACTCCAGAACCCGAACCCCATGCGCCACGGCTCCATACGCCTGCACCCCATCCAGTTCCAGAAGAAGCATTGTCGTTTCCTACGCTGATTTGAAAGGCAGCTGTAATTCCTGTGCCGCCACCTGACGTAGAAGACGTAGCTGCAGTTGTAAGATTAATTGTGAATGAGTTCGCAGTAATTTGGTCGATAATAAACTCGGCATTAAATTCAGATGCGGGTATTCCGCCAATAGGTCCGACTACGCCAGAAAAGGTTACATAGTCTCCGTCTGTTGCACCATGAGAAGTAATAGCAACGGTAACGACTTTAGAGCCATTGACCGTGGTAAAACAGTTATTAGTTGCTGGGCTGACAAAGGTTTGCCGTATTGGTGTGATGTCATATAAAAGCTGACCTGCTTCAAGGTATAGCTTTTTAGAGGTGCCCAAAGCCAGATAGTTATCTGAAGCCGTGGTAATCCAGTTAAAGACCTGCCGACATATACCTGCTACAACAAATGTGCCATAACGAAGCCAGCCACCCATCTTCTGAGGATAGCCAGAACGGAAGCGAATTTTGTCGCACTCGTACCAACCGCCTTCGTTGGTATAGTTAGTTTGATCTCTGTTTAAGCCTGGCTTGAACTGGAGCTTTTGTAATGGCATGCGGGTTTACCCTAAGCGTAGGTGCGTGTTCCTGATTTGTCAATGATAAGGGCTTGCCGTCTTGGTGTCATGTCTTTTGTGTTAGGAACTGAGATATGTGTCCAGCGGTCAAACTCTCGAATAACTTGGTCGTAACCAATACCTGATGCAATCACAGCTTTAACTACTTCGTCTGGTGTCATACCAGGGACCCGAATATCGGCAGCACACCCAATACGATGTTGTGACGTATCTTTAGAACCAACGGCATCATTAACTTGTTTAGAGCGAAACGCAGAGTTAATCATTACAGGCTTACCACCCAGCACGGTCTTAACTTCTTCTAAAAAAGCAGCTAAACGTTGTAAATTAGCGGTTTCGGCTTCGTTAGGAATATTATCAAACTGCCTGTGGCTGGTAGTCGTAAGTTCATCTAGGGTAAAGTGTTTACTTAGATTCATTTTTCTCTTTCGCTTTCATATCCATAATCTTCTCTAGCGTACGACCACCAAAGTAAAACGACATAATTAACATACCCCACTGCCCAAGTAGTTCTACGTAGTTGTTGTTTACCTCAATATCGGCAGCAGATAGACCAGCAAAAGTAGTGTAAACAACTAAAATAAAGACAAGCGTCATAGGGCGGATGTTCTTAGACATCCAGCTATCACTAGCCATGTCCGCTTCGTGGCGTTTAGTAAGTTCTTGCTGCTCCGCAGTATCCGCCGCAATTTGAGCCAGTTCACCGTTTTGTTGCATTTCTAGCAGTTTTAACTTAGCCTGTTCAGCCTGTGCTGGATCGGGAAATACTTTATCAAGAATCTTTCCGCCAATGTCAAGTAGTGCGCCTAGTGGAAACATTATTTTTTATTCCTTTCCTCAATCAATTTAACTCGTACATGAAGTTCGTGTATTTCTTTATAAATTTCTTCACGCATTTTTGCCCGTTTTTCTGCTGAAATTGGGCTATCGGTTGGTATGCCTTCGCTAGTAATCAACGCTGGCATTTTGCCTTCTATCTGGGTAAGACGGGTTTGAAACGAAGACACTTGACCGAGCAGCCAGGCTATACAGGCAACTAAGATTGGAATAACCGCCTTAAGAATGTCCTGCATATTCATCAAAATGCTCCCAAAATAAACTTTAGCCACAACGTCACTACCAGAGCAGCGACAAAACAATAAAACTGCACCTGCCTTACCGCCTTTAAATCATGCTGGAACTCTTCGTTGTTTTTGCGTTCCATATTCTCGATGTCCAACTTAATCTTAAGTAGCGCATCCCACTCTTTTGCACCGTACTGCTTTACAAACTTAATCTTTAAATCAGCCTCCTCATCGAAGATCTGCTTCTTTCTTTTCCACTCGTCAAGCGCTTTAATCAGCGCTCGTTCCTTCCTAAATTCTGCTTCCCGTCTTGCCCGTATGCGCTCTTGCGCTTGCTGCTGGGCTACATCTACGGCATCTCTTTGTATGTTCTCAATCTGTTTACTAACAGACTTGCCCGCTTCACGAGCAGAATCCAACCCAGAACTAAGCCCCTTTACTCCATCGGTAAGACCTAACGGATCGGACATAGAACTTCACCTTACATTACTCCGCCACCAGCGGCAGGTACAGTTGTCGCATGGATAGATATGTGTTGTTTCAGGTTTAAGGGAGCGTTACAGTCTGAGCAGACATCGGCTTGCAATTCGGCTTTATCTAAGTCGTAACCACAAGCCGAACACACCACTTCTATTTCGTGGTGCGGCTCAATCAGTCCACCTTCTAGTGTTCTAGCTTCTACGGTAACTTTCATACCATTTCAACTTCTACCCAGTTTTGGGCTTCTTCGTTCCAAGAGTAGCGTTTGTCATCAGTTGGATACG